TGTGCCTTCCACAAGCTGAGAAATGCTTATGTCATCATCAGTTTTATTCCAACCGCGTGTTTTGCGAACAATGTACAAATAGCAAGGTAAAGCCGCCCCTCTCATTTGGGCCATGAAACCTTTGTCAACAAGGTCATTAGGCAACATAAATGCATTAGAGATAAAATTAGCCATGCTTCTTCTCCAGTTTCGCTAATGCGCCAAAAAGAACGCTGCTAATGTGTGTTTGCTGAACGTATGCACGACATACTGCGCACTTGTGCGGATCTACACAGGTGTGTGAATGGTTTTTAAGTTCAAGGTGGTTTATGGCTTGGTTCACGCTACACCCTCCACTTTTGGGAGGCGTATAAAACGGCGTGTTTCGAGTTGCTTGATAATTCTCTTGCCCACAATCTCTTCGCCAATGAAATACGTCTGAGTTACTCTTGAATGTTTTTTTTCAAGCACAAGTGTTAATTTCTCACCTGCAACAAGACGATCTTTTATGTCTTTTGCTCTGCCTGAAAGCTTTTTGTTGTTGATGTAAAACTCCTCTTGAGCATCACGACAACGAATCATTTGTGAGAGTGGCATGGCTGCTAATTCAACCGCAGTATAAATACGCACTGGTGCAATAAGCTCCACATCAAATGCGATCGGATATTTTGGATCCTCGCCTTTGATCTGTATTTTTGTAGCTCTACTTGTCATTACTCACCGCCTTAGGAGCAACATAACCCCCAAATTCACGGATATGACCAGATTTAGACAAACTGGTGACTATTTGAGAGGCCATGAAATGGCTTATACGTAAACGGCGCATTAAAGATTGGCGCAACTCTTCTTTCGTAATAGCAGCGTTATTCTCATCGTAGCCTTTACTCTTAAGATTAGATTTCTTAACAGCCATCAACTCATTAACAACCGCCATTGCTGGCTCATAAAACGATTGGACTTGGCTTATTTGCTTAAAATCTGCTTGAGATTGAAATTGTGTGCTCATGAAACCTCCGCTAATGCTTGCTCGGCATTTGTTAGGCGGCGTTTAGCGTTGTGCTCTGCAACAGTGGCATGGCGTAAAAATTTCACCCCTGATGTCCAAACATTTCCATTGATGTCAACCATAGAGACGTGATCGCCTAGAAAGTCGCCTTTTATACCAACGATGGTGAAAAGACTATCGCTACCAAGCGGCCAAATAATGTGGTTCTGAATCACCACCACATCGCTCACTGAAAATTGATGTGAGTTGTGTTTGGTTGATAGTTCTGATAAATTTGATTCCATATTCATTGACCTCGAAAATTAATGAATTGACAAAAGCTTGATTTCGCCGATCAAGCTTTTTCTTTTTGTGATTTAGAAATGTAATTAGAAGCTGCCGCCTTAAGAGCTTGTCGAAGTTGATGAATGTGATTTTCCATTTCTTCTAAAATTGCTTCCGTGTCTGCCAATTCAGATGGCGTTACCACACCGTCTTCTAAAACGTTATGAACTTGCTGATTAGCTTGACCATTGTTGATATTGATATGCAGCAAGGTTTCAACGATGCTCACTTCATGCGATTTTTCATCAGCTTGATTAGCAGGAACCAATACAAAACCAAGCATGTGTGCCCACGCCTTAACTAATGCCGGGTTGCGGGTAAACTGAATCATTGCTTCAAGCTTTTTAATGCTTGGTAAATGGGTTTCCATGTTTGGATTTGCGTAATTGAGTACGCTCTTGTATGAATCACCAAGTACGTTTGCAATCTCTTGCGGCGTAATTCCCTGTGACTGGTGAACCATTTTGTAAATTGCCGTTTTAGCCTCTGGGCTTAAGTTGATTTCACTCATATGTGAATCCCTCTTTAAATTTCACGTATACGCACGTTTGTTAATTTGTGAGAATTAGCTCACGGATTGGTTTTGCTTCTTAAGGTTCTTGCGAACATATTCCCAGTTGATATCTGGTCGTAGTTGTTCTGCCTTAACTTGACCCTGAGTAATTTCCTCAATTTTTAAACAGCGATCTTCTGGAATTTTCTCGGGGTTCCATTTACTAGCAGCCCAAGGTGTAACCCCTATTTTTCGAGCTAAAGCTGAGATGCTCCCTGCAAAAGTCACAGCATTGTTGAATGCTTCATGTGGAGTAGTCATAAATGACACCAAAAAACCTACTTAAAGTAGAAAGCAATATACTACCAAAAATAGAATTGGTGCAACTAAAAATTGATAGTAAAATTCTACCTACAGTAGAAAAGAAGCCTATTTTGATGGAAGACGCTAAATACAAAGACTTTGCGGACCGACTCAGCGCATTGATGAAGGCAAAAGACTCTCCAATTAAAACTATCAATGAGTTAAAAAAAGCTATTGGTGTTTCTTATGAGATGGCTCGTAGGTATACACTCGGTACAGCTAAACCAAGAATTGAAAAGCTACAAACATTAGCTGATATTTTTGGAGTAGAAATTAGTTACTTAGACCATGGTACTAAGCTAGACAATAATATCGATTTATCAGATAAAGTTGGTTTCGAAGGACGCAGAGTTCCAGTAATCTCTTGGGTTGCGGCTGGTTCATTTTCACCGATTGAGACAGTTTTGAAAGATACGGAAATTGAAGAATATTTACCGCCAAACCGTAGATGCGGTAAGAATGGATATGCTTTAAAAGTTGTAGGGTATTCTATGGCCCCAACGTTTTTACCGGGCGATAGAATTTATGTTAATCCAGACATTCAAACGTTCGACCTTAAAACAGATGATCTTGTTATCGTTGCCTGTGCTGGTGATTCAGAAGCTACATTTAAAAAGCTAATCATTGAGGGTGAAGGAACTAGCAAATTCCTAGAGCCTTTAAACCCTTATTGGCCCGATAAAATTATTAAACTTTCAGAAGATTGCCGTTTAGTTGGTAAGGTGGTTGGTTTATATAGAGATATTTACTAATATTCAGTCCCCAATCTTTGAAACCAAAAATTAATCTTTTTCTTTTAGCCCACTTTTTGTGGGTTTTTTATTATTCAAAATCAAATATATTCAACTTTTAGTAGAAAATAATTGCTACTTCATATTGACTTAATTTCTACTTAAAGTAGTATTTATCTCGTAGACAACAAAAGCCCCGCACGGCGAACACTGCGCGGCATTTAATACGAGGTCAATATGAAAGTAAGAACAATAGAGAGTCAAACTACTCGCCCATGCCGCACTCAACCGCAGCCAGCAGATTTTCAGCATAGCTGGCGCGATCACTTCTGGCCGAACTTTAAACACACCATGCTTGTGTTTGCAATCATGTTTGCTGGTTATCTGTTTTTTGTTGGCTTAGTTGCTTTGTATGCAATTGTGCGAGGCGGCTAATCATGACAAATCTAAATTTATCAGCTTTAGCCGAAAATCTTGCTGAGCAATGCAAACGCTTTGAAGAGTCGCCTGAATATCAGGAGATGTTAAAAACACGTGTTGAGAAGCTTTACAAGGATGCAATTGACGATGTGTTCCGCTGGGGTGATTTCCCAAACCGTGTAAAAGAAGCCATTAAGGGTGCAATGCCTGCAAACCTCGATGATTTTGTTGATTTGGCAAAATATAACAGCTTGGTTGTAAGCACTCTTAAGTCAACATGGGAAAGCTCAGGCATTGAAAATAATGCAGTGCAGCAAATACAGGCCGCTTCAATGAAAGTTATTGAAGATATGAAAGTACCTGAATATGTACTTATGTCTGAACTTTTTGAGGCATTTATTGATGCTAATGCAGAAGAAGCTGCGCAAGAAAATTGGGAAAAACCAAGTATCTTAGTGAAGGAATCTGGAAACTCATATCTAAGCGAATATTGGCAAATAGGTTTTGAGGCACAAGAGAAAGAAACCCACAGCTATCGACCTTCTAAAACACATGGGTTTGAGTTTGAGAACTGCTTGAATATCTGTGCAATTTACACAGATTATCGCAATAAAACATTCAAGATGCATGGTGAATTTAAGTGCTATGAACTTTATGCAGGTCAAGTTCGTGGGATCGTACTTGGTAAAAAAATAATAGACCCTCATACCAAATTCGAGAAATTAATGTGCGCTCTCTTTTATGGGAACTCATTTTTGGTTTGGGACAATTTTGATCCCGAAGATCTTTACTACCCTAACCAAGATTAAGGACTGGTTTCACATGAAATTATTAGACAAAAACGAAGCTAAGCTTGCATGGGCAAACGGCGAACAGCTTCTTATAAACAATAACGGCTGGACAGACTTTCACCCGCTTGAGTGGAGTATTTCAGTATTTGAAAAATATGAATTTGCCCTAAAACCTCGTGAAATTCAAATTGGTGAAATGCTGGTCCCTGAGCCTATTAGAGAAGCACCAAAGAAAGGAACTGTTTGCTTCTCCCCTTCTATTTTGACTGAGAAGGCTTACCAGCAATTTAAATGGCGTGACTCTAAGCAAGATAAATTGCTTCTTGAACGTGGCATGGTCCATTTGGATGAGTTCAATGTAATTAAGCATGCGGTCGCTTTGGTTCGGATAAGCGGTGGTAGTTGCGTCATTAACTTGGATGCCCAGTCTGACGATTCGGCTGTTGAGGTGAACACGGATATTCCAGATCCATCAGAAGTTGAGCTTGCATTAGGTACGGTTTTTAAAGATGGCGAAGCGCCAAAAGAACAATCTTTGGAATTAACATCTGAATCAAATTATGAAGTTGAATTGAAAAACCTGCTGGATGAATTGGAGAACACTACTTCACCGGGAAGCGCCAATGATTTAGTTAGTCGCACGCGCCACTGGAACGAAGAACAACGCAAACCATTATTAGATGCGATTAATAAGCGCCTAACAACATTCACTCAGCCACAAGCCAAAGAGCCGCCATCTTTGATGGTTCAAATACAAACGGCTCCAGACTTAGCAACCTTAGATATTCTTGAGGTTGATATAGGTGGCAAACCGCAAGAAATCCAAACGAAATTGATGGATTTTGTCAAAAAACGCCGATTTGAATTAACTCAAACTGAAACAACTACAGGGGCTTGATATGGAACTTAAATTTACAGCAATGACTGCTCAAGTCACTATCGAGTCTCTTGTGCATCTTTTAAAGAATTCTGACATTAATTTTGATTCAATCAAAGTTGTAGTCGGCAATACAAAAGGCGGCTATCAGAGTCCTGAAATCCCTCTTGAGAAGTTGGTAAACATTGCTTTAGGTGATATGCATGAAATTATCAGCACCGACCAGCAGTTAGATTCTCTGAATTTAAAAAGCGGTGAGCAAACATTTAATTATGGCTGTAGAGATCTTTTGCTGAGATCTCTTCATAGCTCAAAAATCCTCAGAACCTCACAAAATTGGGTTCATGTGAAAAATATGCTTGGTGTCGGAAGAACTGTCGCAATCCTAATTTGTGAAGAGCTTAGTGTAGACCCTGACGGAACAAAGTTTGTGCGGACAAATAAGGGAGAAGGCAATGAAAACGCTAAAAGCTAAGGTAGTCCGTGCTGACTGGCTTGGCACCTGTGAAAGATGCGGTGGCGGCGAAATTGTTGCGATGACCTACATTGGTAATGAGACTCTCCTTTATGAAGATGATGCTATCAAGTGTTTAAGTTGCGGCCTATCCGGTGTTGTTGATGTTACCGATGATTATTCAGATGACTGCGTGGCATTTGCAGTCTGGAACCAAGATTACAAATCAGATTTGGAAGACAGATCAAATATGAAAGACTTAATTAACAAAATCCACGAACAAAATGTACAAGCTGGCTGGTGGACTGATCTAGTTACAGGTGAAAGCCTAACATCAAAAAATGGTGAGCCACCAAAACGTAATGTGCCTGAAATGCTTTGCCTTATTCATTCTGAAATTTCAGAAGCAATGGAAGGTCATCGTAAAAATCTTATGGATGACAAATTACCCCACAGATCAATGCTTGAAGTCGAACTTGCAGACGCTGTTATCCGTATTTGCGATATGGCTGGTGGTTTAGGTCTGGATCTGGACGGCGCTATTCATGAAAAACTTGAATATAACAAGCAACGTGCAGACCACAAAATCGAAAACCGATTACTTGCTAATGGCAAGAAATTTTAATTCAACTTTTTAGAGATCTGGAGGGGAAAATGCCAAATGAAATTTTAGAAGCTTTACTTGAACTTGGCTTGACCCCTATAGATTGGGTTGATGCAAGTCAATTTTCAAAGCTGACAGGCATTGAAGAGCAAAAACTATTTCATAGGCG